ATTGGTGGGCCAGATGGCGACACGGGCCTAACAGGTCGCAAGATCATCGTGGACAGCTATGGTGGATATGCACCGCACGGTGGTGGTGCGTTCAGTGGCAAGGATCCGACCAAGGTAGATCGCAGTGCTGCTTACCTGATGCGATATCTCGCCAAGAACATCGTAGCAAGTGGCAAAGCTGATTGGGCAACTGTGCAGATCAGCTATGCCATTGGTGTGGAAACTCCCATGAGCTTTTACATTGAAAGCAATGGCGACAGCCGAAGGCTAACCAAGTGGATCACCGACAACGTGGACCTAACACCGCGTGGTATCATCAAACGGTTTGACCTGTTTCGTCCAATCTACAGCAGCACCACCAACTATGGGCATTTTGGCAAAGCTGATCTGCCCTGGGAAGCCATTGATCTATTCTGAGGTAACTGCAGATGCTGTTGATATTTGACGTAGACGGAACGCTAACACCCAGCAGGGGCAAGATGGATCAGGCATTCAAAGCTTGGTTCATTGAACACGCAGCCAGTAGGAGCGTGTTGGTTACAGGCAGCGACCCAGACAAGACTCGAGAGCAGATCGGCAACGATCTCTACGAACAGATGACTGTGTACAACTGTGCAGGCAATCATGTGTTTGATCGCGGTGTTGAGATTGCCAGGAACGATTGGCCGCTAGATGACGAGTTCTATGCATGGCTGCAAGCCAGAGTCAGACGCAGCACATATCCTGTGCGCACGGGCAGGCACATTGAACACAGGGTTGGATTGGTAAACCTAAGCATAGTAGGACGCAATGCTGACCTTGACCAGCGCAAGCACTACTACGAATGGGACCTGGAAAACCGAGAGCGAGAGCACGTGGCCACCCAGCTGATGCAAGCTTGGCCCGATATCGAAGCAACTGTAGCTGGCGAAACTGGCATAGACATCTACCCCAGAGGACGCAGCAAGCAGCAGTTGGCACAGCAGCTGGCTACGCAAGCACCATTGCACTTCTTTGGCGATCGCATGGATCCGGCTGGCAACGATTATGGGCTGGCCACAGCCATACGCGAACAAGATCTAGGTGTTGCATACCATGTTCGTGATTGGCAAGATACCTGGGAAAAGCTTGTTGATCTCATTGGCGAAAAAAGTTAATTTTAACGTAGATTAGATAGTGGTTGACAGCTAGCACAGCTATGCTATTGTGTTGTTACACACATTGATATAAGGTAGATCTCAACATGGACACGCAGTCAACAGTTGAAGCTCAGCTTGAAGCACTGCTGCTTGAAGCAATCGAGTCGCTAGAAAGTGGCGCATTCTTCCCGTCCAGAGAAGCAGATCGACTGCGCAGCAAGCTGAGTGAGATCAAGCGCAGCCAGCCAGGACAGGGTTGGCCAGCCATGTTTGAAAACGAGTTTGGATCACAAGGATTTAGGTAAGCAAGATGAAGTACAAGATGTTTCTCGACGATGAGCGTGTGCCCAACTTTCTTGGTCTCAAGGGATATGATTATCCTCTGGAAGGAAATTGGATCATCGTGCGCAGCATGCAAGCTGCGATTGACTGCATCAAGCAAAATGGCATACCGTTTTTCATCGCGTTTGATCACGACCTTGAAGATGCACACTATGACGGCGAAGAAGGCCACGAGCGCACCGGCTACGAGTTTGCCAAATGGTTCTGGGATTATGTGCTGGACAACAACGTTGGGTTACCCCACGACTTTGACTGGGTAGTGCACAGCATGAACCCCACCGGCGCAGAAAACATTCGCCGCTACATGGCAAACTACATGCGCCACTATAAGAGCGAAAAGCTGTGATCGGGTAACCGTTCACAACACTATCTTGCATATCTGTTTTCGAAAAGGAGTTGCTGATGCCTAAGATTTTCTGGGTTCTGCTTGCATGTGCGCTGGCCGCGCTGACCTATTGGATGCAGGTCAGCTACGACGATGCTATGACCAAGTGCCAAGTGCTGCACTCGTTTGATACCTGTTTCCATTCATTGAATAGGTGATCTTTTTGGTTGACACGCACTGTAGATATGCTATTGTGACGGTGTAGACAACGAGGAGACTGACATGCGTAAACTTGCAAGTATCCGTAAAATTGCAGACATTCAACCTATCAAAGATGCAGATGCTATTGAAGTGGCAGTTGTTGATGGCTGGAAGGTTGTGGTCAAAAAAGGTGAATACAGTGTAGGTGACCTTGCTGTATACCTTGAGATTGACTCTTGGGTTCCAACTGAACTTGCACCGTTCCTCTCGAAAGGGCAAGAGCCTCGTGAATACAATGCTGTGAAGGGTGAACGCCTTCGCACTGTCAAACTTCGTGGGCAGGTCAGTCAGGGACTCCTGCTGCCGTTCACGGCCAGCATGGCCATCAGCATCGGTGCACCTCCGGGTGCCAAATTTACCGATTACCTTGGGGTTGACGTTACCGAACTGCTTGGCATCCAAAAGTGGGAACCTGTATTGCCTGCACAGTTGCAAGGACAAGTTCGTGGTATGTTCCCAACTAACTTGATTCCTAAAACTGATCAGGAGCGTATCCAAAACTGCTTCCAAGAGATTCAGGATAAAGGTGATGTTACTTATGAAGTAACTATGAAGCTGGATGGTACTAGCTGCACGATCTTCCGTTGGGAAGGTGAACTTCGTGTTTGCAGCCGCAACCTTGAACTGAAAGTCAACGAAGAAAATAAAGACAACACCCTTGTTGCTATGGCTCTCAAGATTGGCGACAGTATTCCAGATGGGTTTGCTTTTCAGGGGGAAGTCATGGGTGTGGGTATTCAGGGAAATCGTGAAAGTTTCAAAGATCACAAGTTCTTTGTCTTTGATGTGTTCAATATGTTCACCAACTTGTATGTTAGCCCGATTGCACGGCGTGAAGTATGCAAACAGTTGAATCTAGAACATGTGTCGGTTCTCGGAACCGACTGGACTGCACCACAAAGTGTTGAAGAAGGTCTTGCTCTTGCTGAAGGTCCTAGCATCACACACAAGATCCGTGAAGGTCTTGTTTGGAAGTGCAACGAAGATCCCAGCTTCAGCTTTAAAACTATCTCAAATCAGTTCCTGCTGAAAAGCGGGGACTGATTGGAAAACGTATTCGCCATGGCGGCAGTTGGTGCATTTATTGGAATGATACTTGCAATAACAATTGGAGTAACTATTTCACACCACGAGCATCGAATTCTAGATCAGTATGATACCCAAGCTGAAATCCGATTCAACGACAGAATGGAAAAACTTGACAAGATCGAAGCGTTGATAATTGAATTGAAAAACAGAGACTAAGAATGACACAAATTAGACCATCGGGTATATGGCAGGATTTAGAGCCCAAGATCCGAGAATTCCTTGCCAATCTAAATGGTTGACACCAGTTATAGATATGTTATTGTGTAGCACACAGGGAGACAGCGCATGACACCAACACAAGTTATCGCCCAGCTAGAAGCGCACAGTGGCCGCGGCGACAAAGAACGCATCGTGCGTGCAGCCTGGGACGCAGGCTGCACAGAGTTCTTTGAGGGTGCCAAGTTGGCATACGATGCGCTGGTCACGTTCAATGTTAAGAAAGTCCCGTTGTTTGAGGACGCTACTGACCCTGACGGATTCGTGCCTGTGCTCACGTGGACCAAGTTTACCGACGTGCTAAGCAAGCTGCGGCGCCGAGAGATCACAGGCAACATGGCACGCGACGTGATTCGTGCAGCCAGTGACACTGCAGCTGCTGCAGATTGGAACGGTTGGTATCGCAGGATCCTGCTCAAGGACCTCAAGTGTGGTATCACTGACGGTACTATCAATCGCGTGCTTGCAGCTATCGGTGGTGCAGCACTTGCGTATCAAATTCCAGTGTTTAGCTGCCAGTTGGCCAAGAACGGTGACGACCATCCCAAGAAGATGGTGGGACACAAGTTCCTAGACGTCAAGCTGGATGGTGTGCGCATCCTCACTGTGATTGACATTGACAGCAAGACAGTCACGCAGTACAGCCGAGATGGCAGGCAAAACGATCGCTTTGATGCGATCACAACTGATATTGCCAAGCTGATCCCCAATCTCAAGCAAAGCGTCGTGTTGGACGGCGAGATGGTTAGCCGCAGCTTCCAGGATCTGATGAAGCAGCTGAACCGCAAGGATGACGTTGACACCAGCGACGCACGCTTGGCGCTGTTTGACATCATCCCGCTGGAGGATTTCCGTGCTGGCGAATGCAAGATGACACAGGTTGATCGACACGAAGTATTGGTAGGTTTCATGCCCATGCTAGCAGAAGCCTGCGGCGATCGCGTGTATGTGGTGCCTAAGATGATGGTAGACTTGGACACATCTGAAGGTCAAACACAGTTCACAGAGTTCAACAACGACACTGTGGCTGCTGGCTATGAAGGCATCATGATCAAGGACCCGCGAGCCACGTACCGTACCAAGCGCACAGATGCATGGATGAAGATCAAACCGTTCATCACGGTTGACTTAGAAGTCATTGGCATTGAACCCGGCAAGCCCGAAAGCAAGTTTGCTAACACGCTGGGCGGATTGGTGTGCCGCGGTGTGGACCAGGGCAAGACGGTTGAAGTCACAGTTGGCGGCGGCTACACTGAAGAACTGCGCGATGAGATCTGGGCTAGCAAGGACACTGTGATCGGGCGCACGGTCGAGATCAAGGGCGATGCGCTTACTAAATCACAGGATGGCGACACTTGGAGCCTGCGCTTCCCTGTGTTCATGGGCTTCCGCGACGATAAGACTGCAGAAAAAGGAGCAGCTTGATGACTCAAATAATAATGCACGATTTACCTAACTGCTATCTAAGTACAATTGATGGCCGTACTGATGCAGCATGCCGAGGATTCAGCTATGTTGTTGAACCCAAGAATCTAAAAACTTATCGCAAGTTTCGCGAAGTTTGCCAGCAAACACTAGGCGATGCCGATGTTAAGCTCGGCGGATGGGTTGCATCAAGCTTAGATGTTAAAGAACTATGTTGGGCCGATAACCAAGAAACACACAAAATGTTTTTTAAATCTCTAAATGATATCACACAAGCAGCATTTACCATGAAATTATTGGCTGCTTGATGCTAGATTTCGTTGGAGCAGATCTAGCAATCAACGACTATGTGGTCATACGTCGCCCCGACGGCCGCGGATTGGTACTGGGAAAGATCTCAGCTATCACAGACAAGCGTGTGAAAGTATCGCACGAATTGTTTACTGTATGGCAACGTGGTAGCACTAACGTATCCACAGTAAACAGCAAGAGCTGCGTGAAAGTGCCAACAGAGCTGGCGCTGTTACAGGTCTTGAGCAAAGCGTAGCAACATGGCACGCTGGATCGATCTCGACACGCTAGATGCCAACAGTGCGTTGTGGATCATGCCAGAAGAATGGATCAGGTTTGATCAACGCGATCCGCCTTGGCCCAATCGCTTTTGGCCTTGGGCCTATTGGTTTTCAACGCATCACGCAGACTTTACACGCGACAGCATGATTGCCATGCGACGTTGGTTTGAGCGCGAACTGGTGGGAGACGTAGTAGTGAGGTTTGCCAGCGTAGACAGCTACAATGACCACGTGGTGTTTTATCTAGATCACAACGACGATGCGTTCAAAGTCTGGGCGCACTGGCAAGCAATGATCGTGCGCACAGAAGAACCGCCACTAATCGCTTGACAGAATCCTAATACCTGCTATAGTGAGCATATGAGAACAGTGGATGATGCAATGAAACACTTGATACAATTAGTACTAATCGTTGCTTGGTTAGCAGGTATCGTGCTTGCTAAAGGCTTTTGGAGCACGTTCTTTGCTGTGATTATCCCGCTGTGGGGCTACTACTTGGTAGTTGAAAAGATCGTTGAGAGGTACTTGATGTGAAGACTTATTTCTTGGTCAAAGGTCGTGTTCGCCATACTCCCTACATGGGTGATACTCATACGTTCGAAGACCTGCGCTTGGTCGTTGCTGACACTGCTGAGCACGCCAAAGACAAGTATGAGGATTGGTGGGAAGCCAAGAGCAGCGACTACAGCGATTCGTATTATGCCAGCGGCGAAGTGATGGAGACCATTGAATGAGCAGTGCTGGCATCGTGCACAACCTAGATCGTCCTATCATTGACTATATCTCCAGCTTGGTATACTACGACGATCACTTTTGGATCGCTGGCGGCACTGTGCTGAACTGGTATCAGGGCAAGCCCTGTGACAGTGATATCGACTTGTTTTTTCGCGGCAAACGAGTGTACGAAAAGCTGAATGATCGGCTGAGCAAGTTGTATGACAACTCTCATACTGCGTCATTCAATTACCAACCGCCAAGTCCAAATCCCACATGGATCGTGAGCGAGCGACACACCACTGATAATGCTGTAACATATACGATGGCCAAGCGTCTGGCAGGGCACACGTCAAGCCAAAACTACAAGGTGCAGCTGATCAAGCGAGAGTTCTACGAAACGCCAGAGTCTATCATTGACGACTTTGACATCACTGTGTGCCAGATTGCCACAGACGGAAAACGCATCTGGACCAGCGAGCATTTTGCACGAGATGTAGCACACAAGCGCTTGAGGTTCAACAAGCTAAGTGCAGGTAGTGCCAAGCGCCTGGTCAAGTATTGGGTCTATGGCTACGAACCAACTGAGCTAGAGCTCAACACGATCTTTGCAGCAACAACCCTTAACTGGTCAGCAGGTGATGATGACTACACATGAAACGCTAAGCACTTGGAGCCGGTTGAGCCTCACACCTGCGTGTGCATATCATCCGCGCAGCGATAGCCATTTGGTCTACTGGCAAGGTATAGCTATGGTGCGAGCCAGCGCACTGCTGTGCATGAGCATGATATGGAACGCCCAGCATCCCAGTCCCAAGATGAAACAGATGGCCTACAACGAAGCTGTGCGTGCTTATAGGCTTGGTGCATTTGGCAATGTCAACTGGGATGCATATATGAGTCACTTTGACGGTGATCCTGCTGGTCGCTATCTCAGCCAGTTGAGCAAATGGATGCGCAAGCGCGACGAGAACATGTTCGCAGAACTCAGGGAATCTTACAGCGTACAAGAAGCTCTGGCATGGTTTAGTCCAGAAAATGAACAGGTGTTTGATGGTTAATCGCATTGGCTTTGCATGTAAATACATGCACCCAGATCAGTCGCAGCCTGCAAAACTGCTGGAAGAACTGCAACGACCACTCAACGAAAAGTCCACAACTATCACGTGGCTCAACAATCAACCGCGTGATGTTGCTGAGCAACGGCTGTCAGACATCATAGACCACAACGCTCAAGCATTGGAAAAGCTTATTGAATATGTTGGATCTTTACCCCCAGAACTACGGATGGTACGTGTTGGGTCAGGTCAGTTGCCTGCTTATACTCACAGTGATTGGTCTTATTTTTATCGGGATGGAAGTGTCCGCGCAAGGCTCGAGCGAACGTACTCGCGCATTGGCCAGATTGCACGTGAGCTTGATGTACGCTTGTCTATGCACCCTGGGCAGTTCACCGTTTTGGCTTCCGATAATCCGGATATTGTCAACCGGTCACTAGAGGAGTTTGAGTATCATGCGGATATCGCCCGCTGGATGGGATACGGTAAGACCTTCCAAGACTTCAAGATCAACGTGCACATCTCAGGTAAAGCCGGTCCAGCCGGTATACGCAGTGCCTACTCGAGACTATCCCCCGAAGCCCGAAACACTATTACGATCGAAAACGAAGAAAACTCGTGGGGACTAGATTCTTGCCTTGAGCTAGCTGACATCTTGCCTGTCGTGCTTGATATCCATCACCATTGGATCCGCGAAGGTGAGTATATCCAAGCTAGCGACGACCGAGTGCAGCGTGTGCAAGACAGCTGGCGCGGAGTGCGCCCTGCAATGCACTACAGCGTCAGCCGAGAAGACTACCTTGTAGGATTTGATAGCACCGCACTACCTGACATGGCAGCACTGCTGTCAGCAGGATATAAGAAGCAGCAGCTGCGTGCGCACAGTGATTTCTATTGGAACACTGCTGCAAATGATTGGGCACTTGGCTTTAACAACAACTTTGATATCATGTGCGAAAGCAAGGCTAAGAATCTTGCAAGCCAAAAGCTGTTTGAACATCTAACAGCTTGATTCTATACGAACACTGTCGATAGCCGGTCCAGGCGGTTGAATTGGACTGCTCACCTTCTACGGGGAGGGATGCACGTGGGCGACAGCACGGCTAATGCGCACTAACCCACTGATGGTGGGATGCGAAGCTTCCGGACATACCTCCGGTTCTGCGATACAAATCAAAAGCTCTGCGCACTAGGATAAAAACAACAGCAGTACGACAAGTCAAAGCTATATTTGACACTTGGGATAGCGACGGTAATCCCACATCTATGAAATCCAGTGGTAGTGTTAGTCCGTAGGCTACTGGACGAGATGGGCAAGCATTTAGCGTAAAAGGGAGGCAATCGTAACAGCCCCTTGCTTATAGCAATATAAGTTGCAAACAGATGGACAGGTGAAAAGACTCAGCGAAAAGCTCTACCTTTTTAGCCACATGATGACACACTACTGTCGTCTTGTGGCTATGGATCTAGCGAAAAATAAAAGAATATATAGTCAAATTAATCCACGCATACGATACGTATTAAATCATGCTATCATGTCACAGAGAATCTCACAGAAGTCCAAGTTAACAATCTGTATACCTAGCAGTATTGAACATTATCTTCAGTAGTGAACCACGCAGTCAGACTGCTAAATATCCAGCAGCACAGCGAACAAGGACAGCATCACCATGAAGATAGACGACGTATTAGGTGCCGACGAGGGCATAAGCAGAGATGATCTCAGTGCTGCTATAATACAGAGGATGATGGCAACTGGTGCAGCAGCTAAGTTGCTGCGAACACACGGGTTAGATGCTGTCATAGCTGCTGTAGATGACATAGCAGATTTCCATGCAGGAGCCGAAGAGCTTGGTACCAGCGATCTCAGCATCATGGTAAATCAAGTGATGAAGAACCTAGGCAGCAGCGTTGCAGAAGACAGCAAGGACGATCCAAATCATCCAGATACCGAAGTAGCTAACAGCAACCCTGCACAATCGCCACAGGGTGGTAACCCTGCACAGGTAGGTAATGCTCCACAAGCGGGCAAGATGGCACCAACCACTGGCACGCCTGCAGGACAAAGCAACACCGCAGCTGGCGCTGCTTACAATGCACAACAAAACATAGCTGGCAACAGCACTGGTGCCACAGCCGCAGCACAGCAAGCTGCAGCAGGTGCCAAAGAGACTGTACCAGTGCTGCCTAGCGATCGTACTGCAGCACAACAGGCCAAGCTGGTCAAAGCCAAGGTACAGACAGGGGCACTGCCTTTGGCAAGCATGAGCGAGAACCGTGTATCAAACCAGCCAGCAATCGGCGATATCATGATACTTGAGCTAGCAGACGGGCGTGCTATACACGCTCCAATAGCTGAGCTGCGCGGCAATAGCCTGATACTGGCGCTGGATGAAACTGCCCATCAATGGTTAGATGAAGCACCAGATCACGAACACCTCAAGATACAAAGCAGCAGCAAGGTAAGTCCCGTAGCAATGGCTTGGAACTCCTTAGTAGATGAGTTGGAAGCAGACACACCAGAAGGGTGGGCTGCACTGTTCCGCAATCGTGCGCTGGATCGCGAATCTCCTCGCAAGTGGGGCCGCATATGGAGGCAGCAGCATGTGCACCTGGGTGACGAGCTGGGATTAGATGATCAACGTGCCTGGGAAGACGCTGTGGCTAGCAAGCTAGACGAGATGGGTGATAGCCTTGGTGAGCAAGAAGATATAGTGCGCAAGCGTCTCGATCCCAAGGATCGTGCGATGCTAGCAGTGTGGATGAAGAGCCACAGCGGTGTTGAAGGCAAGCCAGTCAAGCAGTTTGCACAAAACATGGCCGCCAAAGCTGGGCATCCAACAGATGACTACTGGCACAAGATCAAAGGTTTGGTAAGCGAAGATCCTGCACCGGCGGTGCTGGGATTAAATGAAGCACACATGATGCGCAAATGGGATCTTGATCTCGTAGAAGACATGGGCGACGGTTATTGGATAGCCGAGCAAGATGAAAGTGACGACGATGTAAGGAAGCTTTCATACGAAGTATACCACCTGGAAGATCCAATTGGGTTGGATGATCAGATGGCAAAGGTATGGCGCAGCGTGGGTTGGATACGCATCAGTCCATACTTTGTCAAGCGCAACGAGCTGATTGCTGGCGCCAAAGCAGTGATCGCCAAGGACCAAGAACGGCTGCAACACCAAGCTGAGATGAACAGGCCTGACCACGAGCTTGACGAAGGTGCAAAGAATTGGCTGAAGATATTGGCATTGGTTGGATTGACTGGTTACGGTGCAAGCGCAGCGCTGGATCATCTGTCAGCTAGGAACACACCGTTGGGCCAGGCGCTGTCAGCAGAAGCAGCCAAGGGCAACACAGAAGCTGCGTTCTACCTCAAGAATCTGGGATCATACATTGACGCCTCTGACTACGGTACGCTGAAGATGTTGAACTTCCAATATTTGGAAGAGCCTGCAGCCATGCACAAGGTCAATGAAGCTATACAGGGATTCAGCACCAAAGATCCGCGCTATGACTATATGACGCATGGTAGATGGTTTATTATGGTCAGCAAGGAACCTGTGGTGATGCCTGCACTAACTGGTCCTAATCCCAAGTACGTGGCCAAAGCCATACTGAAAGATGATCCGCGCAAGCAGCATATTGGCGTGGCAATGACACAGAATGGTGCGATTGAAGATGTGTCTAGCAAAGCTATAGATGCCAATCGTGCTAGCTTGAACCCAGACGACTACGAAAACTACGTGATAGATTTCAACGTAGACTTCACTCGCGAATACATGGATCCCAAGACTGGGCATTTCTTCAAGTTTGAAAAGGGCACAGATGGCCAACCGCGACTGATCAGTGCAGGTCCAGAATGGTATCAAAAGTTTGGCACAGAGATGGACCAACTGGGTTTCCGCCGTGCTAGCGACAAGAGTTCGCGCAACATTGATATTCCCAATACTCCTACCTACAGCTTCCCAATAGGTAAGCCCATGGTAAAACAACTTGGGTTGATACCAAACATGCGCTACTCGTTAGAATTTGAGAACGAGGATGCTGATGGCAATGACATCTTTACCATCAGCCAGCACAGCAGGTATACTGGTAAAGGCACTCGAATGATGATGCGAACTCCAGGATTTATACTGGCTGCGTCACCTAAGAACAAGACTGATACTCCCCCGAGCCAGTACGTTTCTGACACTCCCGGTCTTGCAAGTACTGGTCTTGGCGAAGCACAGTCAATGTTAGGTGCACTGAAAAATGCGCTAGCAGCACCGATGTCTGGTTCAAAATTGGATCGCACGATCAAAGCACATAACAATGCTATCAGATATGGTGCCAAAATTGGTGACAATAACCCAAATTTGATGACCAAGTTGCCCATGGGCCATCACTATAACAACAAAGGGTTCATTCGCTTAGGCGATAGACCAGATCTCGATGAAGCAAAATACCAAGGCAAAACAGTGTCACTGGGCAAACCCATACGCACAAGCCCCAGCGAAGGTGGCAAGTTCAAGGTTTATGTGCGCGATCCCAAGTCTGGCAACATCAAGATGGTTCGCTTTGGCGACACCACTGGGCTTAGCATCAAGCGCGATGATCCCAAGCGTAGGAAGAACTATCGCGCTCGCCATCACTGTGATAATCCAGGACCGCGTACCAAGGCCAACTACTGGTCCTGTAAGATGTGGACTGCAAAGCCAGTAGGCAAGATACTCAAGGGCAAATGAGCCATAAATACTTGTGGAGAAATGCCTATGCGAATCCATGATCTATACGGGGACCTATTTGAGAACGCAATCAGCGTTGGTGCACCAGTGGACGGATTGCCTCCCAGCTTCCCACATAGCATGCCCGAGAGCAGCGTGCCTAAGCTTCGTGGCCTCATACAATTAAGCGAGGCTATGACACATGAGACTATCTGATCTATTTGAGAATTTTAACAGCCTAGATGGCAAGATAGGCAGTGACATTGGCGATGCACTGCCACCTGTGATAGTGATCAAGGATCTCGACAACAGCAACAGTTACCAACAGTATCGATTCATGACCGACATGGCTGCAGCCAGGGCTGTGGCAGCAGGCGAAGTTCCTTTCAGGCGGGTACAGCCTTGGACGCAGTATCTTACCATGATCGGTTACACTGCACAGGACTTAGAGACCATACGCTTAGCAGCCAAGCAAGCTGGTTTTGCCACAGATGAGATCAGTCACTCGCTGAGCCGAGAACCTGATTGGGTGAACACTGTGAGCCCAGTCATGAAGTTCAAGATGATGGAAGCCGAAGGTGACGGAGATTTGCAGGGCAAGGTTATTGAACCCAAGAGCCTAACCATTGACAACCTATCGCCTGCTGATGATCGCGCCACACCGCATCAAGCAACGCCGACCAGAGGCTTGCCGCAGGTGCTGGTGTTGTATCCAGGACGCTTCCAACCGCTGCATCGCGGGCATAAGTCTGTGTACGACGAGCTAGTCAAGAAGTTTGGGCCCACTGTGTATATTGCTACCAGCAACAAGACTGACGCTGACAAGAGCCCGTTTGATTTTGCAGACAAGCTGAGGATGGCTCGTGCTGCTGGCATACCTGCTGACAAGATCGTGCAGGTCAAGAACCCATACCAAGCGGATGAGATCAAGGCACTGTACGCACCCGACAACACAGTGTTGGTGTTTGCTGTTGGACAGAAAGACATGGACGAAGACCCGCGCTTCCAGTTCAACACTGACGGCCCTGCGCTCAAGAAAGACGGAACTCCTGCCTATATGCAAAAGTGGGTAGACCTCAGCCATGCCAAGACCATGGACCAACACGGTTACGTGATTGCTGCTCCAACAGTAGAGTTTGACGTGCTAGGCAAGCCTGCGACCAGTGCAACACAAGTGCGCAAAGCATATCGTGCTGCTGACCCTGCAACTCGTGATCAGATCGTCAAGGACTTGTATGGCAAAACATCTGGCGAGATACGCAACATGTTTGACGACAAGCTAGGCGGCGAAGTAGACGAGGATCAAGACGCATACCTGCAGAATCCACTGGATCCAGAAGGCGATACTAACGGTCCTGGCAAGACTGGCGATGCGTTCACTGACGATAACGACCCGGTGCAGCTAGATGACATGAACGAAGCTGACGTCTGGGACAAGCCAAATCCTGTAAAAAAACACAAGCATCTCAGTGACAAAGACAAGGCTGCTGCCAAGGCACGTGCCAAAGCTGCTGGGCGCAAATATCCGAACATGGTAGACAACATCTGGGCAGCGAGGCGATAAGATATGACAGACATGAGAGACATATTAAACAAGGTTAAGATACTTACCGAAAGTAGGTTTGACTCTTGGGAAATAACCGATCCGTTAGAAATTCGAATTCATTTGATAGATTGCCTCATTGATTGGTATAACGGGGGCGGATATGAATCCTCGACCTTATTCATAGAACTCCTGCCATACTATATGTCAGCCATTGGGGCTAAACCCAACGAGAATAGTTGGGCCGATGCTAAGAAGACTATACTCAAGGAATACAGAGATCTTTCTAGTGAAAGTGACCTAGAAGAGTGGGAAGATGAGATCAATAGTGGCATCGCTAACCTAAGAAAAATTGGTGCCGATTGGCAAGAGCTAACAGCTATAGAAAAAAGCATGCAGGCATTGCTAAAACAGTATAATGACAATTTAGATGATGAATTTGACGATGACGAAGAAATATGATATACCGGCACATTTGCCAGACCTCTTTGCTAGATTCAGACAAATAATAGAATCAGCCGAAAGCATAACAAACACCGTTAACGAGTCTGCAGGTATCAATCGCGATGACCTGCTTGATGCTATGAGCAAGTTTCTCGTGATAGCCAAAGAAGAAATTGGACTTGAAAAACTGCCCAAGATATATTGGAGTTGGGACGACAAGATTGCTCCAGATAGTCCTAGCTTTGGACGTTTTACCAACACTGACAAGAGCATCAAGATCATAATGCGCAATCGCCATCCCATAGACATAATGCGCACGCTAGCACACGAACTAGTGCATTACAAGCAGGATACCGAGCGCAGAATTGGTCCAGACAGTGGTGAAACTGGCAGTCCAATCGAAAACGAAGCCAATGCAATGGCAGGTCAGATCATGCGCAGATTTGACCAAGAAAATCCAGAACTGTTTGGCCTAGGCGCTGTATCACACTAACTGGTTGACACATCCTATATCCGTGCTATTGTAGTGAGTCAAACAATGGAGCGCCATCATGTCTGTGCTTGTGTTTTTAATCACGTTGTACGTTGCTTGTGCACTCAATCCAAACATGTTGCTGTGGATGGTATGGATAGTGCTGATACTGGCTGTGGTAGGGCTGGTTGGTGGTATCGGTGCCGCAGGCATGTTGGGTTGCATCATGTTCATCATGTACATATGTTATTTCGTGCTGCGGCTAATCGTTATCGTGTGGTCATAGGGGAACTGTAGCCATGTTACTACTGATCGTGACTGTTATAATAGCTTGCATGCTTAATCCTAGACTGTTAGGCTGGCTCATACTGTCAGTGACAGCAGTAGGTGGCACATGGGCAGTCGTGGGAATTGATGCTGCTGGACACGTTGGTGCTTACATTCTCATTGCTGCTGTAGTGTATATCATTGTAGCACTGATCGTGTATCTGTAGAGAAGTTGTATGCCTAATATCATCTACGTCTGTGGCGACAGCCACACAGCCGGCGGGGAATTAGTTGATGATCTGCTGTGGCCAGAACAGCATCCCGGATTCTTTGCTGAAACAGAGATAGATCTGCGAGACCAACGACAGCTCGGCAGATGGCGCGAATTTAGAGATCGCAGCTTGCGCAATACTAAACCTGTTGGTATGGCTGAATGGCAACGTCTTGAAAACGAGCAAGCTTGGCCTGCGCGGCTAGCCAAGCTAACCAGTGCTAAGATGGTTAGCCAAGCATTGATTGGGGCTAGCATGGAATGGATAGCTAGGCAAACGCTAGAAGACGTTAGCGTACTGCTGCAGGATCATGCACCAAGTGATATTGCTGTTATCGTGCAGCCCACCAGCAGACACAGATGCCAATATCACGATGCTGCACTTGGATGGAGCAATTACAGCCAAAGCATGAGCGGCAATGGCCCGCTGTATCAACTGCTAGATGCCAATGAAACAGACACTAGCTTGATGACACGATGGTTGATCAGCACCATTGGCCTTTGCAGTACCATGCGATCGCTAGGTGTAGGTCTCACGCTGGTCAACACCAGCATGCCAGACATGGAGCAGAGCTTAGATCTGCATCCAGAAGTGGCACCTTTGCGCGGTTTATACGATAGAGTAAAGCAAGACTGTTGGCATAGTCGCAGCATGGGTGATCTAGCAGCTAACATAGCAACGCCCAGATGCCCTGACCTGCACTGGAACAGAGACGTGCATCAGTTGTTAGCAGAAGATATAGCTGCTAAGCTATAATTACAAGATATAGCTGCTAAGCTATATAGATACTACAGCTAGTGGCGGAAATCCATTGAATGCTACAGTGCTATAGGTGCTAGTATAAGCACCGCAGGTCTTGATCATAAATCTGTCGCCGCTGGCAAGATCCACTGGTAACTCAACCTTGTTCTTCTCGTAGAGTATATCAGCAGAGTCGCAAGTTGGACCGGCTACTATGCAAGCACTGGTTGCATGTGTTTCTTTACCAAACACTACAAACTGATACTTGATAGCTTCGCCTTCTACTTCGGCTAGGCCGCTAAATCGTCCCGCATCGAGAAACACCCAGCGCACAGGATCTCCCGGTATCTTGCGAGATACCAGCAAGCATTCTGTAGCCATGGCACCTGCAGATCCAACCATGCCGCGACCTGGTTCGGCCATGATATAGTCAACACCCTCGAATCTATCACGTATGGCCTGTATCAGTTCTGTACCATACTGCGTAGGTTCGGTTATGTCTACGCCATAGTAAGCTGGAAATCCGCCGCCTATGTTCAGCAGCCATAGCTTGTGACCTTCTGCGCGAGCATTTTCCCAGATCGCTGCTACGATATCTAGGCAATCATACCACATGTAGGGATGCTTGGTCTGGCTACCAACGTGGAAGCTAAGTCCGACTGGTGCCAAGCCAAGTGCTTTAGCACGATCAAGCAAGGGCAGCGCATAGCTAGTGCTGCAACCAAACTTGCGCGACAACGGCCATTCTGCTTCTGCACTGCTGACCATTATGCGTATGAACACGCTAGCACCTGGTGCATGCACTGCTAGCTTTTCAAGCTCTTCTTCAGCGTCAGCACTGAATAATGTAATGCCTGCAGCAGCTGCCCAATCTATGTCGCTAGCCCGCTTGATGGTGTTGCCGTAGCTTATTTCGTGTGGTTTAGCACCGGCATCCAAGCACATCTGGATCTCTTGCCTGCTAGCAGCATCAAATCTGCAGCCAAGTGTTACCAACCTTGACAGTATGTCTGGATGCGGATTTGACTTGACTGCATAGTGTATGAGTGCATCAGGCATGCCGCTCTTGAGCGCATGATAATTGGTTTCAACTTGATCTATGTCCAGCACCAGCGTTGGGCGATCAAAGGTGTTCGTGCGTATGTATTGCTCTAGCTTGTTCATGTTTACCCCTCCAAAATATCTCATGCATGGGGGGTGTGACCCTTGCGCTTAGAGGATTTATTTATAGGCTACTTCTGGGAAGTTAGCAAGTGGGTTTGCCAATAAATATCTGTATGCGTGTAAATGACATCAACTCACCCAACGATAACGACGACGAACCAGTTAGGATACAGCTGCAAGGCTTTCCTAAAGGTCCGGATGACAAACCCGATCCCAGCCCTGCGAGAAAATGGATTAACAAGGTCTATGCAAAGTTTCCGCAGACTTGGGATAACAACCATTTGATGTCCATGGGCGGCGAAGGCAATGATCAACAGTTTGCTATGTTTGAACTATCGCCAAGTTATACCAAGCGGGGCGCGGTAGAGGTCAAATGGTTCCAAGCCTATCCGCTGCGTCAGGGTGTTGGCACCCGGGCAATGCAAGTGCTGCAAGACATGGCACGCGAAGATGGTATAACATTAACCTTGTGGCCTTGGAAAAACGGACGAATAAGCCAGGCCAAACTAAAAAAGTTCTACCAGAGTACAGGATTTAAGCCCGTTAATAAAGGTGCCGACGTTATGGCGTGGGATCCAACAGTCGACGAGACCGTGGTTGCTGATCCGATGGCACAAAACGCAAAGTACGTTAGAATAGATCCCAAGACCAATCGCATGTTGATCAATGGTTTTGAGATAGATGTGCGGCAGCATATACTAGATCGCATGGTTGATCCAGACCCTGACAGATTTGTAGCACCCAAGCAAGTGGCCAACATGATCAGAGACACGTTCAAGCTGCATGCAGATGAGCTCAACGCTTTAGCCATTGACAGTGCATTCGTGATACGAGCCAAGAATGGCACAGGTATAGGTGCAGCCAAGGTTGAGCACCCAGGTGGTAAACATGTGTATGTGTTAAAAACCGTGCATCCTAGATTAAAACAAGGGGCTGATCAAGCCACGATCATGGTTGAGGCCGCTGCAAGCAACCATCAAGATGACGACATATATCACGCTTTGGTCGAGCAATGGCACAGTATGATTAGCGAAGGTCTCACCTACAAAGATCCTGTGGCAAAGTGGATAGCAGTATTTAAAGCCAGCAGGCATCCCAAGTTCAATGGCAAGACAGCAGAGCAGCGTGAGAAGATGGCACGCATGGCACAGTACAAAGCTGTGCAGAACAAGAAACCATTCACAGAATCAGCAATGCTAGGCAAGGATACACCAACCGAAGCAGTGCTGGCCAAGAAGTACAGCGTAGGCGTTTCTGAGATCAAGCAACAGCTGGCTCGAGGCATCAAGGTTGAGCTAGAACACACCGATGATCGCAAGATTGCTCGTGAGATAGCGCTAGACCATCTTGGTGAAAAGCTCTACTACTATGACACGCTCAAGCATGCTGGGCTAGAAGAATCGGATAATAAGTGCCCGCCTGCTACCCAGGATATCACACTTAATCTAAAAAATAGACAAAAAGCCATTGATGAATATGGTTATGGTCCGTTGAATCCAGACTTGCCTAACAATAAGTTTTGGATGAAAAAGGTTGATGAATGGAATTTAGATTCAGTAGAAGAAGCAAAACAAAGCCTGTGCGGCAACTGTGCAGCGTTTGATCAGCGTGCAGACACATTGGATTGCATTGCTCAAGGTATAGGGTCAGACCAAGGAGCAGAAGATCCTACCATCGAAGCTGGTGATCTCGGCTATTGCAGATTCTTGAAATTCAAGTGTGCATCAAGAAGAACCTGCGACGCTTGGGTCACAGGTGGTCCCTTAACAGACAAGAAAGATGCTAACGAAAGTCAGTCAACTCCAATACTAGAAGCCAAGAAGCGCCGCGCTAAGACCATCATTGATGGCATGATCAAAACACTGATCAAACAGGGCCGCACGCATGACGAAGCCATAGCTGATCTCAAGCGTCAAGTTGATGCACGCTTTTATGAACAGATAGATGCTGTAGCAAGCATGTTAGTTGAAGACAGCAATGGATATACAGACGACGAACTTGCTAATATATTACAAAACCATTTTGCAGATAATAGTTACAACTTAATATCAATGTTTCTAAAATATTTCAATATAAGATTGGATAAAAATGCAAGATTGCATAAGATCATAGACGATAATGCACTTGGGTTAATTTCATGGTATAACAAGTCAAAAACAACATCTGTAAGATACGGATTATATCCACTTGATGCCGCATTAAGAGAAATAGCCACACTTGTTGTCAGGGGTTATAGGGCACCGTGGATTATCAAATATCTAAATGATAACAAAAAAAGTGCTATATTAGCATTGTTATCTAATTTAAGAGATGGTCGTACATCCAACACGGAATTAATAAAATATGTATTGCCAAAAATTAAGAAACTCAATCTAGGTTGGCCCGAACTGGATGCTATAGAACGTAGCCTGCGTGCCGATCGTAAGAAATTACCAGAGAATGTTCCGCAGAACATTGCCAATAAGGCACAGCTAAACGAAGTATTTGACCAGCCATATCCTTGGACGTGGACGTCTAGTGGTAAAAATAGGAGTATATGGATAGCAGAATTTAATGATGTTGATGTAATGTTCGATTTTCAAAAAAGTCTTGGAGTATGGAACATGTCGTTTGATAGGAACAATGTCATGACTGCTACTGGCGAAGGCGATCAATTTAAGATATTTGCAACTGTGATTGATATAGCAAAAGATTTTGTTCGTCAAATGCAACCAGAAAAGTTTAGCTTTTATGCTCAAAAAGATCCCGACGAAACAACAAGCAGTAGACCAAAACTCTACAGTGCTATGGTCAAAAGATTTGCAAGCGTCCTTGGGTATGATTCTAAAGAGCAAGCACAAGACGATGATTATGTGACTTATTTGTTAACTAGGAAAATGCCAGCGCAACCGGTAACTGAGAACAGCACAGATGGCTTAATAAACGGCAAAGACATGCTGGGCATCTTTAAAAAGATGCATCGCGACCACGGCTTTAACAAGCAGATGGAGCAGTGGATTGCCAAGCAAACTTGGAGCCTTGACACGATCGAACCCCATCAGTTGCAAGACCTGTACAATGACGATGAAGATGCTGATCCGTTTAGCAGGACTATTTGGTTAGACGACGCTGCTGTTACCAAGTATGAGCGCATATTGCGTGCAGGACAATTGGTTAATCCCATCATCATGGGTCCTGGTCGCACCGTGATAGATGGCAACCACCGTGCGCAAGCTGCAAAGAACTTGGGAGTTAGCATTCCCGGCTATATACCAATTGATAACGGCCTAGACGAAAGCAAAGTCACACCCAGTGAAAAATACTTAAAACTAGCTGATGCACTAGAAGATTATGCCAACAAGAACATATCTCACGCTGAACCGGGCTTTGGCGATTTCATGTATCATGCTGAACTGATCCGCAAAGGCCACCCAGACATACACAAGCAAGATTTTAACACTGTACAGCAGAAGTATCGCAAGATCATGAGCGATATGATCAAGCAGCACTTGGACGATACGCAACTAACAGAAACATTTGATACGCCATATAAATCAAAATGGGAAACGAGTGACTATGACGATGTTGATGTGTTGGCCAAGTCACCAGATGGTACCAATATAAGTATCAACTTCCATAATTTCGGCGGCGACTATTGGCATGTTGAATTCCATAGAAACCATAGTCAAGCAGTAACAGGCGAAGGCGATGCACAACGAATATTTGCTACTGTGCTACAGACTATACAAAAATTCCTTAAAAAATACAAACCACGGATATTGGAATTCGCTGCAAGCAAAGATGTAGAGCCCGGACAAAGTAGCCAAAGCAGAGTTAAGTTATACGATAGACTAGTTCAGCGTTATGCCCGTGCATGGGGATATGACCTGTGGCGGGAAGACAACGACGATCATGTTGTATATAAATTTTCACCATTGGAAGATGTAACTGAAAACTTTGCTGATGGAAAACATCCCGAAGACAAAGGTGACAGTAAACGCCACGGTATACCCAAGCATGCAACGCTGGCACAGCTAGATAAGATTGCACATCAAGGTGGCCGCAAAGGTCAGCTAGCACATTGGCAAGCAAACATGCGCAGAGGTCGTGCAGAGACCAACGAAGCTGCACCCGCACACGGCGACAATCGCAAAGAAGCAGCTATGATGCTAGCTGGTACCAAGCCGGCAGCGCTGATAAACGAACTTGAGTTTGAAAAACTATACGCACCTCATATAGCTGAACACAATTGGATAGCCAAGAAGTTTTGGTTACCAGACATGGAGCACAACTTCTATGTGATTGGACAGCCCGGTGAGCTAGACAGGGTCAAGCGCATAGGACAGCTGGTGTACAACATGAACAAGAGCAAACAGCCACCGGATGCAGAATATCATACTGAGCTTGGACGTCTTTTAGGCTACAGTGAAGCTGACATTGAAGACTTCTTGGCCACATAATAGGCTGCATGGCCACTATATTATTCAGCTTACCCGCACACGAAAGCAATGACACTGTTCGCGACACCATCGCAAACGTGCGCAAGTTCAACGGATATGATCACCCAATCATGATCCATGCAGATGCCAATTGGCACGGATTTGATGCCAGCATTGCAGACAATGACGCAAACGTATGGATGAACCCGCAGCGTTGGCCCACACAGCATGCACATTGCCAGATACCCACACATGTTAGCAACTTTGAACACGCTGTGCAGCTGGTCTTGCCATTTACCCACATGTCTATATTGCACACCAGCGAGTTATTTGTACGTACAGGTTTGAGCCAGCACATTGCGCCATATGATCACAGCTTATGGTTCACGTCCGACACGCAACCACAGGACCCCAGCTGGCCGCCTATGTTGCATGTTCGCCACATGTGGCCCGGATTACCTGCATACTTAGGCAACCTCATAGAAGGCAGTTGGTATCGCAGAGAACTTTTTGCTGAGATGGTTAGATGCATTACTGCACGCTATAGTTTGGAACAACTGGTACTACCATATGCACTAGAAGAATCGCTGTTTCCTACGCTAAGCTGGTTGATCACAGGCGGTAAAGGTTACACTCATCCATACTGTGCGTTTCGTCATGATCAGCATTTCCTCAGCGACACGCAGTTTATAGACGACATACGCAACGGCAATCCCGTTACATTTTGGCAACCTCATAATTTCACATATGCATATGCACCTTTTCCTAGCCAAGGACTGTATTCAGTCAAGCGAATAGCCAGAGACGTTGATGATAAAATAAGATCCTACATCAGGCTATTATAACTGTGTATTGCGTCTTTGCTCTTGACATGCAGCCAATAACATATTATAAGTAAAGCATCTTCAGAGGAGGCATGCATGAAGAAGATCATAGAAATCAATGCTGCCGAAGGCGGCGATGACAGCAAGCTGTTTGTCCGCGATTTGGCAGAAGCCTACATCAAGCTCAGCACTCGGTTTGGCTGAACGCACCACCTGGTCGATACCAGGCCAGGTAGCCAGGGTCATCAGAGCATCACGCTCGAGATAGACGGGCCGGACTTATCCAAGCTAGAACAGGAAGCAGGCGGCCATAGGCTGCAACGCATCCCACCAACTGAGCGCAACGGTAGAGTCCACACCAGCACGGTCACTGTAGCAGTGCTAGACCCATCCAACACACAGATCATTGACATCAAAGACAAAGATCTGCGCATAGAATGGTTTAGCGGAACAGGCGCAGGTGGTCAACATCGCAACAAGCACCAAAACAGCTGCAGATTGACCCACTTACCAAGTGGCATACTGGTCACAGCACAGACTCGCAACAGAGACAACAGCTACAAGCAAGCACTGGATGACATCAGGGCTAGGTTAGAAAAGCTGGCTGCTGACCAACACATGACAGAATCCAGCACAGCCAAGAAGATACAAGTTGGCAGCGGGCAGCGAGGTGACAAGATACGTACCATACGCTTCCAGGATGACCGTGCTACCGATCACCGTACCGACAAGCGCATCAAAGCCTCAGACTACATGCGAGGCTGCATGTATCGGCTTTGGCACTAATGCCGTGCTGCTTGTTATGACCTAGCAAGCAGCACAACCCCACCTTTTGAACTTAAATACAGTATGATCGTAGAATCCGCACCAGATACACTAAAAGGCAGCTTTACTCCCAGCTTGCAGATAAGCAAGCTGTGGATGTGTTCAGTACTAAAACGCCTAATGCGCAAAGAAAATATCAATCAATTCAATAAGGTATATTCCTTAGGTAGTTGGTATGGTAACATGGCACTGTTCATGCTGATCAAGCAAGTTCCGTTCCATACTATGGTTGATGTAGACTTGGATCCCAAGCACTTGGCCGTAGCAGAAAAGCTCATGCCTCGGCTGCACAAGCAGGGTAGATTGATCAGCATCGCAGGTGACTGCAACAGATTGAACTATGACATACAAGAGCCCAGCTTGGTGATCAACAACAGCACCAATAACATGCGCAATGCTGGTTGGTTAGATCGCATACCTAGTGGTACTTGGGTAGCACTGCAGGGGCGAAGCGACGAACCACAAAACCGATTCAACGTAGTGCACAGCTGGAAAGAGTTTGATGCCGAATATCCATTAGCGGATACCATGTTTACTGGACAAGTATCGCTTAAAGACCCCGACGACAAATACACTCGCTGGATGAAGATCGGCATCAAGTGACCCATAAATATCCCAGCAAGGAGACGTTATGAGCATTTTAATTGGTGCAGGGCAGCGATATGATCGCGTGATAGGTGTCGGCGGCATCACTACCAGCACCGACGGATATCTGTGGAGCAGCGAATCTGAGATAACGCAACCGTTCCCTGCTAACATGCGAGCACAGGGTATTGCAACAAACGGTGGTAGCAACGTATACGTGGCTATCAGTGACAGTGGATTTGCTGCAACCAGCACTGATCTCACCGTTTGGCAGAACACTAGGTTGCTGGACAACAATTTCACTGCGCTGGGCATCAGCTGGGGCATCAATGGCAGCGGCGCCAGACCGGTGTTTGCTGTAGCCGGATCGCGCATCTATAACGATGATAACACGTTACCAGGCGAATACGAGTTAAATGATCAAGTAGCTGAGATTTTAATCAACGAAACTGGTAGCATCTATACTTGGGATCAAGCATTTACCCATCCCTATAAGAACAGTTGGTTCCACAATGTTCGCTATTTTGACAATATCATGGTCAACGGTATCAGCACAAGTGTATGGGTGGCAGTAGGTCATGTAGCAGGACAGCCTGACATCTGGTACAGCGAACTGATCAACTGGGACATCATCACAGGTGCACCAGACACTAGTACATGGCAACAAGTAAGCATACCCAGCAGTTTCGTGAACCGACCGCTTTACGATGTCGCGGTGTACGACGGCATGCTGTATTTCAGCGGCAGGGGTGTGGTGATCAACACTGATGATCTCGGGGACCCTGTGTGGAACGAGAGTCCGTTCTTTAATGGTGTTAGTAATTTGATCACCCCGCCCAACAGCATGCTAGTTGGACAACCAGTTACTAGTAGTACCAATACAGAACTAGGTACTAATTTCAGCATTGCTGCTGCACTGCCAGAGGATGGTAAATCCAACAATCAGTTGGACTTTGTTGGCATAGCAGTTAACCCAGCAGGTGATTTAGCTGCTGTGAGCAGCGGTACTATCATATTCAGCAATGACAGGGTTGGATGGACCACGTTCTCAGACTTAGGGTATTTCTTTAGATCTATCATTTGGTTTGAAGACCATTGGGTAGCTGGTGCATACAGCACGCTGACAGAATATACTTACTGGACCAGCACAAATGGGACCGTATGGTTACCGTGGAACAACGGTGTACAAATGTATGGGTTAACCATAGCTGCATGATTACATGGCAATGCAATACTGTAGGCAATCACCTACTAATAGGGTCACCCAATCTAGCAGCCTACCAACCATTTGATATTGATAATTGGTGTGAAAAATGGGCCTATAGGCTGCAAGATTTAGACACTAAAGTTTTAATAGTACACCAGCTAGCAATAGAATGCCTCAAGACAGTACCACTTGATCACATAGCAACTGCCTGGGCAGCCAATCCAACTATTGTAGTATTAGATGACGAAGGTATAGCTACTAGCTTGATTGAAATCAGCGGCATTCTAGATAAATTGCGCCGCCTTGGTATACCCTACCGCCGTATGATGATATGGAGCGATGCCGGACCTCAATCCGGCGCTAAAATTGCAAGTGGGCAGAGCCTCACTGCTTTTAGCAACCCAGACACCAATTGTGTGGCAACTTATAGCCAGGAGGTTTCGCACCATTGGGTTATGCTAGCTAGAGTACCGCGGCGGCACAGGATCATAGCAGCATGCGAGATAATTGATAGAAAGCTACAGGCGTTTGGACACATGAGCTGCGGCAGCGGTGGGTACGAGGACTATACCTACGGTCAGAAAGAATTCCAACTAGTACCAGAACGCTTGCGACCAATATTCCCTATATACCTAGACGGACCAGTTGCGTACTCAGACCCTGCTGTACACATTAACAGCGTATTGCATCCTGCTGTTACGGGTGCGTTTGTGCAACTAGTATGCGAAAGCAACTGGGAAGATCCAGATACAGCAGTTAGTGGTAGATGGAAAAACATGCAACTGACTGAGAAATCTAGCAAACCTTTACTCTTAGGTCAGCTGTTCATATTGAACAGCGCTGCTGGCACTGTTGCTGCACTGCGCGATCTCGGATTTGATTGCTTTGATGATGTAATAGACCATACATATGATAGCCAGCCAGATGCACTGCTAAGAGTTAATCTAGCAGTTGACCAGCTGCAGTTGATATGCGAAAAACCATTGACCTACTGGCAACAGTGGCGTAGAGTACACGAATCAAGATTGCTGCGCAATCGTCGGCTGTTCGTGGAAATATCTAGCGATATGGCTGTGATCAATGCGCAGCGATTTCGCCAAGCTATAAAACACATTGACAACGCAGTGATCTAACGTTACAATCAGATATTGTTAACTTTTGGAGATTCAATATGAGCATCGGAAGCCTCAGCGAGAGCGACAAGGCAAAGGTAAAAGAACTGATCAATCAGGGGGTTGCTGTCACACGCGACGTAGAAACCCTGAAGGAAGGTCTGAAGGAAACTGTTGACGCGATTGCAGTAGAGCTAGAGATCAAGAAAGCAGTACTAAACAAGGCTATCCGCGTGGCGTACAAGATGCAAGAAAATCGCGATGCAATCGCAGACGGCCGCGACGAACTGGATGAGATTGAAGAGATTTTGATGATTGCTAACAAAAGCAAGTAATAAAAAACTTTCAAATAAAAATTAACAAACCGCAGAGATATTGTTTTGGGGTTTGTCATTGTACAATACATTAGCAAGGTTGGCCGGCCACAAGCGGTAAGGAGAATAAATGAGTTATGTAGACGCACTGTTAGACAGAGAACGCAATACTATCTATGTGGTCGAAAGGTCTGCTAAGGGCGAAAGACAGTTTGTAGAACATCCCACACGCTATGTGGTATATTGGCCCAGTGAACGTGGTAAGTACACCAGTATATTTGGTACCAAGCTAGAAAAATTCCAAACAGCTAAGGACAAAGAATTCAAGCGCGAACTGGGGGTATTACCCAAGGGCAAGCTGCATGAAAACGATATCAATCCAATCTTTCGCTGTCTTTATGACAACTACCGAGATGCAGCGCCCACTGACCTACACGTAGGGTTCTTCGACATTGAGGTGGACTTTGACCCACTGCGCGGTTTCAGTAGCCCAGATGATGCGTTTGCAGCAGTTACAGCTATTAGTATCTATCTAAATTGGATGGAACGAAACTTCACGCTAGTGCTTAAACCCAAGGGCATGAGCGACGCTGCAGCACAGGCTATTGTGGAAGAGTTTCCAGATACTATGCTATGCTCAGACGAAAAAGAATTGTTGCACATCTTTCTCACGCTGATTGAAGATGTTGATGTGCTTACAGGTTGGAACAGCGAAGGCTTTGATATTCCATATCTGTACAATCGCATCATACAAGTGCTAGGCAAAGACGAAACGCGACGGTTATGCTTGTGGGGTAAGCATCCTAAAAAGCGCGAGTATGAAAGCTATGGCCGACAGACTATTACCTATGACCTAGTTGGTCGAGTGCACTTGGACTACTTACAGCTGTATCGCAAGCATACCTATCACGAGATGCACAGCTATCGACTAGATGCGATTGGCGAGTACGAAGTTGGCGATCACAAGACGCAGTATGAAGGCACGCTGGATCAGCTGTATAATAATGACTTTAAGAAGTTCATTGAATACTCGCGCCAGGACGTTATGCTGTTGGTTAAGATCGATGCTAAGCTAAAGTTCATTGATCTAGCCAACAACTTGGCACATACCAACTGTGTGTTGCTGCAGACTACCATGGGAGCTGTGCAGCTGATTGACCAAGCTATTGTGAACGCTGCACACGATTTGGATCTCATGGTACCTGCTAAGTTACGTGAAACTGAAGCACAGAAGGAAGAACGCTGGGCAGAAGAAGAAGAGATGGGCGGCTCTGTGGTTGGTGCATATGTTGCTGATCCCAAGCCGGGCATGCATGATTGGATCGGCGGAGTTGATATTAACAGTCTGTATCCCAGTGTGATTCGTGCATTGAACATGAGCCCGGAGACTGTGATTGGACAAATACGCCCAGATCTCACAGATGCTTTTATCAAGCAGCAGGTGGCAAATAAAAAGACATTTGCTGACGCATGGAACAGCGTGTTTGGTAGTCTTGAGTATCAAGCCGTGATGGAACAGAACAACAACATACTAACGCTGGACTTTGAAGACGGATCTAACGCTACAGTGACTGCTAAGGAAGTGTACGACTTAGTTTGGAGCAGCGGCAGGACACTAACACTGAGTGCAAATGGTACTATCTTTGACTATAGCAAGCCTGGTCTAATTCCGGGTGTGCTTACACGTTGGTTTGCCGAGCGTAAAGAACTGCAAGCAGAATACAAGAAATGGTCCAAGCTGGCCGACGAAGCCAATGATCCGGACACCAAGACACATGCCAAGAAGCAAGCAGTGTTCTATGACCAACGACAGCTGATCAAGAAGATTTTGCTCAACAGTTTGTACGGTGCTATTGGTAATCCTGGATCGCGTTGGTATGATCCGCGTGTGGCACAAAGCACTACGCTAAGTGGACGCTGTATTGTGCGACACATGGCAGGCAAGATCAACGAAATCATTGCTGGTAGCTATGATCACACTGGTCAAAGCATTGTATATGGTGACACTGACAGCGCGTATTTCACAGCTTTTGAAGTTATGCGCGGTCAAGCAGAGTTTGCTGACTACGCATGGACCAAAGAAAATGTAATTGATCTCTATGACAAGATTGCTGACATGACCAATGCCAGCTTTCCGCAATTTATGAACGATGCGTTTGGTGCACCAGAAATCAACGGCAAGATCATCAAGGCAGCACGCGAACTCTGTGCGATCAAAGGCTTGTTTATTACCAAGAAGCGTTATGCAGTGTTGATCTACGACAAAGAAGGCAAGCGCAAGGATCAAAATGGCAAGCCGGGTGAGATCAAAGCCATGGGATTAGATCTCAAGCGCAGCGATACTCCAAAGACTGTGCAAGACTTCCTACAAGAAGTGTTGGTTGGAGTGCTGACCGGCGCTGATAAAGCCGGTGCTATGGAAATGATCATGCGCTTTCGTAAAGAGTTCCGCAGCTGGCCCGGTTGGGAAAAAGGTTCACCCAAGCGTGCTAACAACATCACTAATCATGCCAAGAATCAAGAAATCTCAGAAAAGGTCACGTTCGGAAAAAACAACGTGGCTACTAAGAAGGTGATGATACCCGGACATGTGCTAGCTAGCCTTAACTGGAATAAGCTCAAGAAGATCTACAGTGATCATTATAGCATGCCAATCCAGGACGGTCAAAAGGTGATCGTGTGCAAGCTGTTGCCAAATCCAAGCGGTATGACCAGCGTGGCATATCCAACTGACGAGCTCAAGCTGCCACAGTGGTTCAAGGAGTTGCCGTTTGATCACGATGCTATGGAAGCAGCGCTGATAGACAAGAAGCTGGACAACTTGTTGGGTGTGTTGAAATGGAACATCAACGAGCACAAGGCCAACACTAGCTTTGAAGATCTGTTTAGCTTTTAGTGCAGGCATTGACAATCATAACACTGTCAAGTATCATGTTACAGAGGATATCACATGGCAAATAAGCAGACAACCGCAGCAGATGTTGCGACAACATACACGCAGCATCTACCCGTGACTAGTAACGGGATACGATACACACCAGACGAGCTCAAGACACTAATGGAAGCTATCCAGATAGCACCCAGCTGGATGAGCAAGCGTTTCATCATGCAAGAACTATGTGGCTGGACTGAAGAGCGTGTGAAGCTCAACGTCAAGCTCAAGCATGAAGAAGATCAGCAATCACAAATTGGCAATAAGTCAGGAGCATTTAGGTAATGAAGGACTACATCCAGGATCTAACCAAATACGTAGTGTCAACAGGATTCTTTGACAAGATCAAGATCACTGCTGATCAAAAGGCCATCAAGGTAGAAGCACTTGAGAAGGAAAAGGAAGTAGTACTTAAAGGCAGCTTCACTAATCCAATGGCCGAGATGGATGGCGAGTTTGGTCTTAGCAACCTCAGCTTGCTGGGTCACATTGCTAGCGACAGCGAGTTTAACAGCAAGGACTCTACTGTTGAGATCAAGTATGAGACCAAGAACGGCGAAAAGGTTCCAACTGAGCTTGCGTATCAGAACAAGAGCAAGAGCTATATCAACTATCGCTTTATGAGCAAGCAGCTGATCCCAGATCAACCCAAGTTCATGGAACCTGCTTGGGACGTAACTATCAAGCCAAGCAAGAGCAACATCCAGCAGTTTGGTTGGGCTAGCGCAGGTCTCGGTGCGTATGAACAGTACTTCATTCCCAAGATCCAAGACGGTCAGTTGAAGTTCTTTATTGGTGAGGAAGATGCTGCTAGCCAGCGCGGCGGCGTTGTGTTTGCAACTGACCTAACTGAGAAGTTTGAAGCACAGCACAAGTGGAAGATCGCGCAGATCATGGCTGTGCTCAAGCTGAGCGAAACTGCAGACTGCGAGATGTCGTTTAGCAGCAAGGGTGTGATCCAGATCACGCTGAACACTGGGGTTGGTACGTATCGCTACATCTTCCCAGCTAAGGTGCGCTGATGAACGACGCTTATCTGTTGCTGCATCCCTACGATGCAGTAGACGCTTTTCACGAGGCATTTGGTTTGCCTCGTGGAGACGCCCCGGCACTGCCCAGCCAAGATGTAAGAGATCTGCGCAAGAATCTCTTAGCAGAAGAATGGCAAGAATACACAGATGCCGAATCAGCAAACGACCTGGTAGAGATAGCTGATGCGCTGGCTGATATCATCTACATCGCCTGTGGCACTGCTGTGGCATACGGCATACCGCTGGACAAGGTGTTTGCCGAAGTGCATCGCAGCAACATGGCCAAGCTGGTAGATGGCAAGGTCATACGCAGAGAAGATGGTAAAGTCTTGAAGCCTGCAGGCTGGACCCCACCAGATGTCAAAGGCGTGCTAGGGCTTTAACAAAAAGGTTCATCAGCGTTATAAATAAGTGATGCTGATGAACGAACTCACAGAGGCCGATGAGCCCAAGAAGAAAAAGGCCAATGAGCCTCGCTCTTCTCAAACCCAATTCAAAGAACCAGAACCAGATGAACTAGACTGGGGCTCAATGTTTGATGAGCCCGAGTCTAAACCCATTGCCAGAGTAGAGCCACCTAAGGGCAAGGAAGATTTCAAAGCAGCGCCAGAAGCGCCTAACTTGCGCAAAGCATCAGCAGCAACTACTGCTCGCGCGGCAGCTAATATTACTCCGACTGATCAGATGCGCGATATGCTAAGCCGTATCAACGTGCCAGATGATGCTATAGCCAATGAACCAGAGATGCCGGGCGACGTCGATCACGAAGAAGCAGTGCCAGAACCGCCGCCACCGTCAGGTGTGCCTGCTCGTATTAGCACTGCTATAGCAGCCAGTGATCCCAGCGCGATCAATCCAGAGTGGCATCAGATCAAGAACTTACCGGGCTACATGCAACGTCCGATACGTGCTATGGGCCGTGCATCATTAGGCGAATTCACTGATACTCCGATTGAAGAAATCAGTCTCATCGCCAATCTAGGTGGACAGGGTCCAAACAGTGATCGCGAAGTTTCGGGTGTTGCTGGTTGGCTCAAGACCAATGCCAAGAAGATAGACTCGGCCAACATGGATTTTGGTGCAACCATACCGGGCTACGAAGCACAGACACAAGTTTATGCCACAGCTGGTATGCGGTTCTTAGTGGTGCGCGATTTTGCTGGTGGTTACATCTACGCCTGGCCTGATACTACTAACGATCAGATAGCCGGCGATACTGCTAAACCATTGCGACTGCGATAATCTAGAACTGGCTGTATGATTAGATCGGCCGCAGCTGCTACTGATATGTAATCTGCTTCTGTGAAGTGTGGGTACTTGGCCAGTATCTTATCAGTACCAACATATGCAAACCAAACATACTCAACTTTACAGTTGTAGCCTTGTATCTCGTTAACAGTTGATTTAAGTGCTTTTTTCTGTGCAGAATATTGCAGTAGATGCAAATGAGATTCACCTAGCATCACTTCTGCAATACGGCTACCGACATTGACGATCAGCTTGGAGCAGTCTTTCCATTCTGTGAACAATTCTATCAGAAGATCTACTTGACCATATCCAGCAGCTGCATTGTTAATAAACACATCACAGGCTCTTGCAGCATTTATGATCTTTTTTCGTGATGCACGTTCGGTGATATCGTAACCATTGGAAAGGCTAAAACCCAGATTATCTGGGTTAAACCTGCTGTATATCTCTTGACCAATACTACCAGTATGTCCGGTTATAGCTATCACTGTTCGCTTTCCAACACAATGTTGTATATCTCAGACCAGTCCTTAACTACCTTGATACGATCATGTTCATAAGTGTAGTTGTGTCCGTGCGCTACTAACAAGCTTTTCAGTCCTAACGTATCGCCTAGCACTGCATTTTCGGTCTTGTCTTCGATCCAAAACAGTCCGCTGTCCTTGTACGGTGCTAGTGCAGCGTCTTTGTCTGCACCAGTTGCCAGGAACTTAAACTTGCGGAATGCAGTTTCGCCAAACAGCTTGCGGAGATTCTTCTTGCGCAGCTTTTGTGCATAGGGATTAGTGCTAAGGCTAGTAACCACATCAAACACGTATCCGTGTTTCTCATGCAGCATCTTTACGTAGTACGTAGCGTCGCGCAGCGCAGGTAGGAACCCGATAGCAGCACTTTCGTTGAACAGCTTGATCAGCTTGCGGCTATCCTCTTTGGTGATACCGTAGCGTAGACCCATGTCATACGCTGTAGCATGTTCTGCCTGCAACTTGTGACCATGCTCTTCCATCCAGACCTCAAAGGCCCATTCCCAGTTGAGCAGTACGCCGTCTGCGTCAGTTACAATGACCTTATTTGACATGTTTGATCCCTGTGTATGTTTCATGCTTTAACATAGCATGCTATACAGATATTGTCAAATGGTTTTAGTGTTGTGTAATATCTCTGAAATAGTTTTAGAAAACTTATTTGGTCCGCCAAACGCTTGCAGGATACTATCCCACTTTTCAGAATCACTAGCCGAACCATCTATGTTAGATACCATGTAATCAATCATGTCTTGATCTATGTTCCCTTTGGTAGCTGCCAATAACATTTTACGATCAGCTGCGTCGGTAGCTAGACCGTAAAGTGTATCGTTTAGCTTTTCTAACTCAGAGTCGGTAATAGTAACTTTGCTAACGTCATCAAGGTTAGTTGGTATAAAAGGTGTGTAATCTTTTGGTGTCAATCCGCTAATATATTGCACCAGTCCTTGATTATTGCCGCCTTCGATCCAGCTGTGCGGACCAATTCGTATGAGACGTATCTGATCCTTGTCTAGCGCATAATACAAGATTATCGTGCCAAATATCAAATGATAATGCCAGTAGCCATGCAGCGATCCGTATTTTAAGATGTAATCTTTCTTGCTCGATGACTGATCTGGTGCAGAATGTCGCTTGAACTCTATTAATTTGTTTAGTTTGGATACTATCTCTGGGTGTTCAGCTGATATAGCTTTAAGATCTGTTCTAAACTGATCGGTGGCTACTGGTCGTCGATCAAAGCTTAGTATTTCATCTATTCTCATGACTTGACAGTTACGCGATTTAACTGTTCCAACAGCGCACGTTCTGATCCAAATCGAGCTATGTATTGCTCGGACAGGTTAGCAGTTTGCTTTTTGTTTGCAAGAGCATGCTTCACAACAGCTAGAATCTCTTGCGCAGTTGGAGTGTCGTGCCAGTCAGCTTCTGTATCGCCTAGCATGTTAATCAGTTCGCGGCGCTGTTTCTTAGCTGCAACCTTGTTGCGCAGCTGATCCATGTGCGCTTGTTGCGACTGTTGATCAAAGAGTGCGTTATGCATGATTGACTCCCTTGCAGCTTGTATTTATATTAGTAATATAGCACAGGCTAGCAGAGTGTCAACCAATCATTTGCCTTTGTGATCATTGACAATTTTCACGTAATTCAGTCGAGTTTCTGCTAGATCTGGACGGTGATACATGCGCCCGTGCGCCTTGACCTTAGCTGTGATTCGCACTCGCTGCATTGGTTCAATCTTGACCTTTTGGAAGAAGCTAACCATGCAACCATCATCGGTTATAGCAGTGTGATTGTAGGTGCTCCAGTTTTGATTATAGCGCGAGCTCAGTATCTGAACAGCTACATCTACTGTGTGGTTAACAGGCGCAAGCACAGTGTCTCGAGCGCGGTCCATGATCGCATCGGTATCAGCTTTGTCCCGCACACTGTCAGCCATGGTAGTGATATAACACATCGTCTTGAGATCCTGCAGAGCCACTGCATCACTATGCAACATGGCTGCAACCTTGCTACGGAACTCGTTTTGATCATCCTGCAGTGTGCGCATCACGTTGTCGTTGATCACTGTGTCTCGATCAACTTCGGCTGCTGCACGGATATCATCTGTGATTTCCAGAGGCAATGACAGCGGTATGCTGTTTACTGAAGCATATGCAGGACACCGCGCTACAACATTGTTGCGCACAGTGGTGTACAAGCTAGGGACGATCACATCTCCAATGTTCACATTCTGATGCGGCACTGCGTCAGTGGCATAGATGGGATCATATACCACATTGCGATTGGCTCGATCGGCCCAGCCCTGTTCGCGATACAGCTTCCAAGCAGCAGTGATCACCTCAGTTACCATCACGGTGTTTAGATTAGCAGTCTTGTCACTGATCATGGTCATCTCCGTTTATTTACAACAGTTCGACTGGGTAGTTGCTGCCATAGGTCTTGAGTGCAGACTCGCGAGCGATGCTGCGAATGGTTTCACGAAGCCGGCGGTGATTCTTGACCACCTGCTCCATACCAGATTTAAGTGTGATGTTATAGGGTGCATCGCGCAGCACAGCACGTATCTCAGGAGGGAACGAGTCAAACCGCTCCATCGCTTCGCGCTTGGTACGATACACATCTGCTATACCAGCTGCGACATAACCGTTTGTGTTCTGAGTCATGTGCAGTCTCCGCTGTGCTATTGCCTATACCATACAATAGCACAGCTCTGCTGTGTGTCAACCAGTTTATTCGGCCGAGTCGTTGTTTACTTCTGACTCTGTAACATCATTATCTGATTCAGAGTCGTCAGCATCGTCGTAATCCCACATGGCACGATTAACCATGATATCTTCTAGATCCCAATGATCACGAATGTCCTTTGGTACCTCAGTGAGGTCAAGATCTTCTAGCTCGTAGCAGTCGTCGTCATCCTCACTTGTGTACTTGCCGACAAATCCAATACCCTCTTCTAGATAGTGTGCTTCAACAGTAAATCCATACTCGTCGGTCATGGTACGATAGAACTCAACCGGAGGTGCCCAGGCTGTGTCAAAGCTAAGGCCAATCATAGTGCCGCCTGGGTCTGGCCCTTCTGCATCTTCCCAGATCTCTTTAATGTCCCACTTAGTGCCCCAGTTAGCAACGCACCAATCGTACCAGTTCTTGTAGCCGTGTTCTTCCTCGTTATGTTCTTCCCAGGCTTTTACGCGAGCACTGTAGTCATCACCGGCCGGCACTCCGGCCAACAGCTCTAATGGGCAAGGATCAAACTCGTTAAACAATTCGCCGCGCTTATAAGCAGCAAACACCCGCTGTACCTGAGCAGGATCTGCATGTGTAAACTCTACAAAATTTGAACACCAGTTGGGCAAGGCCAGTCTCCTCTGATTCTATGAATTCTGTTTACCACGCAAGCCGCATGGTGCGGTTTGCATTTCGATCATCGCGAGTCTGCATGCGACCAAGGAACCACGGATCAATGTTGAGATTGCGAACCAGTTCCTGTGCGCCTTCAAGGCTGCGACAAGTAGTAATGACTTCGTCTTCACCAATATACACTTGCCAAAGTTCGCGCTCTGGGTTGCGTTTGGTAGCATATGGACGAATATGGTAGTCGTTGCGTTGCTTAGCCATCAGCATTTAATCCCTATATTGGCGAGCATCATCTGTGCTTCGGTGCAGTCGTTTTCGTCTATGTCGCATTCCATGATTTCCATGGCCAGCATGATCAGCTGCAGTTGGTTAATCTCATCTGTCCAATGTGGAGCACGATGAGGCTGTGTCCAGCTGTAGCTGATGTTCCAGGAGCGAGGATCTTGTTCGTTCATCGGTAGCTGTCCGGATTCATTTGTTTGATCTGTATAGTGCGCTGTTGCATAGCAGCTTGCCGCACCAAGAAATCTACCCAAGCATAGGGAGTATCGCCAGCTTCCCACCCATGCAAGTGGCGCTTGGGGTGTAGTTCCAATGGCAACATCTTGCGCTTGCTAAACTCTAACAATACCATATCGCGCCATTCCTGGAAGCTAGTATTCCTGTAAGTATGCACTTTGCTAGCCACGTTAACTCCTTTTGCACCGGTAATCTTACGCCTCATTATTACAATAGCATATCTGTAGACAGTGTCAACCATTATCATAGGCGTTTACAAGTCCATTTTGTGACTCTGACAGTGCGATTGTTGTCTCTGATGTCTAGCTCACCCACGCCTTCAACCATGTCAAACTGTCCTAGTGGCACACCGCAAGGAAAGATCAGCTCGTGGAATTCGCGACGATCTGTGCCCAGGGTACAGAAGGTTATGTAATCCTTCTTGCCCTTGTGCCAACCCCTACAGAACATGCGATGTGTGGCCACCAATCCGCAAAATGTGATGGTCCTGCCCAGTTCTGTGCTGTAACAACCGGGCATGAACTCATCATGCGTCCAAAAACCACGAGCTCGGATCTGATCAGCATGGCTGTCAAATATGGGTACTTGCCAATTGCTGTTGCGCAGAGTGTTGCCATCTACTCGCCACGGGCGCTTGTTACCCTGTATGTGCCATCCTGTGGCTTTGGCTTGCTCCATGTGCACCCAGGGTCTATACATGCTGTTGTTGTTCTCCAGCGTGCTGAGCCAGAATTTCTGGGGGTTGTGTACTTTTTCATAGGCCAGGCCCCAGATCAAATTGGCAAGGTTGATAGCATGTGCTTTACACAGTCCAAACCCACCCATGTTGCCAAACAGTTCCATGATCTGAGCCTTGCGGGGACTATCGCCAATCTTCTGTAGGAAGTCCAAGCACAGTTCTTCGTTGCCTTTGATGAATGCTCTGCGATACATGTCGGCCACATACGCATCGCAGTTCAGTTCTTCCATGATCATTGCGATGGCATCTTCGTCAAAGATCAAGCCATTTTCATACTTGAGATCGCCGTATGGTGCGTCATTGCTCATGAGATCACGAAAGAACACGCCCTTGGTGCGACCAGTCATGGCAGCAGGGCGTATCAGCGCAGTGGCTATGGTTAGGTCGCGCTTGTTCTTGACCTTGAGCGCACG